CGCCGTCACCGTCACCACGAAGCCGACGCCCGAGCCCGTGAAGCGGGGGAATGTGAAGCTGATCACCCTGGGGGGGGGCGCGGAACAGGGGGGGGAGGATAGCGGCGCAGCCGCTCGCCAGGTGAGCGAGTTGCGGCCCGTTCGTGACGGTGGCGTGGGGCGCGGCACCGCGGATCTCTCCCACCGCGGGGTGTGCGGGTGCTGTGGAGCTCCCCGAGGGCCCGACGCCAGCATGACCCACGACGGCGAGTGCATCTGGCACCCCTCGCGGGACATCGGCCTCTCCCCATACTGACCGCCAGGGCGTATGCTGCGCCCGCTCGCGTTCTGTGGGTGTTCCACCGCCGGTGTGAGCTAGCCTCGCGCGCAACAGCCGGCGGTGGTCCTCTTGCGCACCCTCTCTTGCGCACCTATTGAGCACCGGCCGCCCGCGCTCAATAGGGGGGGTACGAAAACGTACCCCCTGACCAGATAGAGGGTACGAAAACGTACCCCCTTGTCGACCGTCCATGAGCTCACTACCGTTTGTGCAGGTGCTCGCGGCGTGCCCCAGCGCGCCCGAGTGGGGCCCCAACGTGACCCCGCGTGACTCGACGTGAGCCCGCGCGGTCCAGCATAGGCCGGCAAGTGACCGACATCGTGGAGCATTCAGGGGGGGCGCATCCGGGTACACTGGAGACCCCGAAGCCTGACCCCGACGACGCACGACCGTTCGAGGTGCTCGACGCCCTGGACGCCGGCGAGTCGGTGCGCGCCGTTCGGGCCCGGTTCAAGATCGGCGCTGGCACCCTGCGGAAGCTCCGCGCCGATCCCGAGCTCGCCGCCCGACGTGAGACCCACCGCGAGGCCCTCGCCGAGCACGAGCGAATGCGCGTGCCCTACCTCGTGGCCGAGCACCTGATCGACACGCTCAACGTGTCCGCGACCGCTCGACACTTCGGGATCAGCCGCCCGACGGTTTACAAGTACCTCGCTTCGACCGGGGCGATAAGCGCCGTGCGCGAGCTCGCAGGCCTGAACGCCGCCCTTGTGCGCCTCGCTGCGCAGCGGGCCTTGGCCGAGGGCGTGCCCGAGCTCCTGCGCATCCTCACCGACAGCGAGAGCGACGCGGTGACTGGCAAGGCGAACGTGGCCGAGGTCCTGCGGAAGCTGGGCGTGGGGGAGCAGTCCGGCGGCGGCCCGAGCATCGTCGCGAACGTGGCCGTCGCCACCGACGGCGGCCAGGCCATCGCAGGCGAAGGCGCCCAGGTGGCGAACCTGCCCGCGCCTCTACACGAAGCAGACCTTCCGACCGAGGCCCTTCACCGCCTGGCGCGTGCGTGCCTCGACGTGGAGACGCTCGCGGTCACCGACCCGGAACCTGACGAGGTGAAGCGATGAAGCACCAGTCCGTCGACCCGGAGTGGTTGTGGCTTGACGCACGGCTGCGCGCGATGGCCGCGGCCATCGCGCGCCACCGTGCGCAGGCGGGCGAGATCATCCGATCCACGCGCTTTCAGAGGTGGCGCACCGAGTGGGACCGGCACGCCGACCGCTGGCAGGTCCTCATGGACTCGGAACACGAGACGGAAGCCGAGGTGTGCGGGTGAAGTGGTACGAGAACAACGCGGGGACTCGCTCGCACGCCTTCGCCCCCCGCGCCCGACGCTCGGTGTGCGACAAGGCCGGGCGGAAGTCCTGCATCCACCCCGAGCGGGCGCCGCGGCCTGAGAAGTGCGGGGCGTGCCTCGCCGAGCTCGAAGCCCGAGCCGTGGCCGACCGCCCGGCCCGCGGCGAGCCCTCGCAACTTGGGTTGCTGGAGTCGGTGGCCGTCGCGGCCTTCGATCCCGCGCCCGACGCGCCCGCCCGCATTCAGGCGAACCGTCGAGGGCTGGAGACTGTGGCCCAGGCGACCGAGTGGTTAGAAGCCCGCCTCGACGACGGCGCCGACTGCCCGTGCTGCGGCCAGGTCGCGAAGGTCTACCGGCGCAAGCTGAACGCCGAGAAGGTGCGCGTCCTCGCGTGGCTCGCCTTCGTGAGCTCGCCGTCGTCGGCCTTCGTTCACTTGTCTGCGACCGCGCCGGCCTGGGTCCTCGCGGCGGGCGGCGAGGTCGCCAAGTTGCGCCATTGGGGCCTCGCGGAGCAGGCCCCGAACGACAACCCGAAGACGCGCACCTCGGGCCACTGGCGCGTGACCGCGCGCGGTCTCGCGTTCCTGAACGGCGCCCAGGCGCCCGCGCACGTCCTCCTGTTCAACAACCGAGTCGTCGGCTTCGCAGAGACGACCACCACGGCGGCCGAGTCCGCCCAGAGCGGCGGCTTCGACTACCGCGCGCTCATGGAAGGGTGCGAATGACCCGCGTGGCGCTACTCGTCGGCCTGGCGTTCACCCGCATGGCGGTTCGCGGGGCCCTCGTCGGTGTTGCGGCCGTGGGTGCTGGCGCCGCCGTCCTCGTCGTCTGGGGGCTGTGTGACTGAGCCGCTCCCTACCCTGGAAATGCCCTGGGGCGTGACGCTGGACGCCTTCGAGGTTCGCGCCGCGGTCGCCCTCGGCCTGCGCCGAGCTCAGCAGAACAAGGCCGCCGGCCTGGCCGACGACACGGCCGGCGGCCAGTCGGCCGTCGAGGTTCACGTCGTCGGGGCGCTCGGTGAGATCGCCTTCGCGCGCGTCGCGAACGTCTACCCTGACCTCGCCCCATGCCCCCGCATCGGTGGCGTGGACTCGGCCCTCGCAAGCGGCCTCACCGTGGACGTGAAGGCAACGCGGGCGCTGGACGGGAACCTGCTAGAGCCCGTCTCGAAGGCGAAGCACCCGAGCTCGCGCACGGCGGACGTGTGCGTCCTCGCGCGGGTGGCGTGGACCGAGGGCCAACGCACCGCAGAAGTCGAGCTCGTCGGGTGGGCCTGGACGGTCCACCTGCGGCAGACGATCCGCGAGGCGGGGATGCGGACCCCCGCGTACTTCCGCCACGCTTCGCGGCTCGCCCGAAGCCTCCCGCTAGTGACCTGGCCAGAAGGTGATCCCCGTGCCTGAACCGCTACCAGCCCCCCCCCGCAGACCGCCCCGAGGGCGACCACGGCCGGTGCAAGTCCTGCGGCGCCGGCGTGCTGTGGGTCGTCACCGACACCGGAAAGAAGATGCCGCTCGACCAGCCCTTCCCCATCGTGCCCGACGACCACGGGGCGTTTGTCGGCTTCGACAAGTGGGGCCGGTTCCGCTGCGGCTACGACGGGACCGGCGACCACCGCGCCGTCAACGTCGGGGCGTCTCACTTCGTCACCTGCCCGAACGCAGACCACCACCGAAAGAAGGGGTGACCCATGCGACGACTGACAGAACGCCAGGAGGCCGTGCTGCGCCGCTACATCGCGGCGGCCCTCGAAGGGCGCCCGCCCCCGACCATGCGCCAGGTGGGCGAGGCCACCGGCCGCACTCACACCAGCGTTCACCAGCACGTCGCCGCGTTGCGCAAGTGGGGATACATGGAGGGCCTGCGCGTGACGCACACGGCCCGAGGCGAGCCCTTCGTCCTCGCGGCCGAGGTGTTGGCCCAGGCGAGCGCCGAGGACCTCCGCGCGGCCCTTGAGGCCTGCGCGTGAAGGCGGCCGGCATCATCGCCGCCCTCGTGGCGGCCGCGGCGGTCTACTGGCACGTCTACCCCGGCCCGTGCGGCCGACTGGCCGATCTCTGCGCGGAGCTCCACGAGGGGCGGGCCGCGCCGGGCTCGGTGTCGGTCGAGCTCGCGGTGGCCTGCTCCCCGTTCGCGCACATGCACGGCGAGTGGACGCGGGGCCAGTGCGCCGAGGTCCTCCCATGATTGCCAGGCGCGACGCCGTGACCGTGGCGGAAGCGGTCAACAGGCGCCAGTCGACGGATCTTGCCGCTGCGCAACAGCGCGGCCAGGCGGCGGCGCTGGCCGTCGTGTGGCAACGCCTCCGGCTCTCATGGTCGCTAGCCCTCGTTGACGGCTACGCGGTGGTGACGTGACACCAGACGGCGGCTTCGGCCTGGGCCTGCTCATGTACCGTCGCGGGCAACCGTCGCGGTTCCACCTTCACCCCGGCTGGCGCGTGTACGTCCTCGCGGGCCGAACGCGCATGTTCGAGGTTCCCCCCTGGGCGACCCCGCTATCCCCGCTCCCCGTCCGCCTGGCCGCGCGCCTCGCTGCAAGGATCGGCCTGTAGGTGGACTGGCCGGCGGACCTGCGCGCGGAGGCCCTCGCGGCCTTCGACTGTCCGGCGTACCAGCACCGGGTCGAAGGGCAGGTGTGCGCGGGGCTGTGGCTTGCGGCGAACGCGCCCGACACGACCGAGAACACCGCGCGGCCCTTCTGGTGCCGCTGGTGCCCCGCCGGGGGCGACCGGGCCCGCGTGCTACGGTGGGCGGCCTGGCGCGTCTCCAGGGGCGTGCGCGGGCCCGTCCCCGCGGCATCCTTCGAGGTGCTCCGGTGGCTGGTGAAGGTCGGGCCTCGGATGGCCGGCCGGGAGGGGCGGGCGGGCGACAAGATCCCGACCCGCGTTGCGGGTGAGCTCCACCGGCGCGGCCTCCTGCTTCGGTGCGGCGAGCTCTACGAGCCGACCGATCTCGGTCGGGCGCTGGTGGAGGTGGCCCCGTGACGAAACAAGCCGCAGCCGACCGCCTGGCCGCAGCCCTGCGCGCCAACCTCCCCGCTCGCGGCTGGACCGAGGTAGACGGCCGCTTCGAGGCGGGGGAGACCACCGTTCAACCGTTCCCCGCGCGGCGCACGGTGGCGGTGTGCTGGCCCGTGCTGACCTCGGGGGCTATCCACCTGTGCCGCGTCGTGGTCGGGCCGCTGGGCGCCGGCCGCGGCTGGCCTGAGCGGCTGGCCTACGCGGCGTCGGCCTTCGTGAAGGGCGAGCCCGTGCCCGGTGTCCGCCACCGGCGCGTGCCCCCTCCCGAGGGGCTGGAGACCGTGCGCGTGCGGGTCGACTGCCCCGCATGTTCGGTGGACACCTTCGTCCCGCTCCCCGAGGTGCTCGCCCCCTCCCCCTGGCGGTGCGTGGAGTGCGGCGTCCCGCTGGCCGTGAAGATCCAGACGGCGACGAGCCGGGCCGGCCGGCCGCGCCTTGTGGCGGTGAAGGGGTGAAGGTCCGCCAAGTGTTGCGGGGCTGGGCCCGCGCGCTGGTGGTGGCCGGTGCGGCCTTCGCGCTGGCCCTCGGGGCCGTGGAGTGCGGCGACGGCCTCGCGCGCCTCCCGCTCACCTGGCCCGACGTGGCGGCCTCCGCGGCCGAGCTCCAGCCCGACGACGAGCTCCAGCCCGACGAACTCGCGGCGCTGGCCACCCTGACGCTCACCGGGCCCGCGCCCGACGACGACCCGACGCGCGCCTACCTCGCGCGGCGTCACCCGCAACTGCTCCGCGACTCACTCGCCTACTGGATGCGACACGCGGCCGGGATGGAGGTCGGCCCGCACCACGTCGAGTGGTCCGAGCTCCTGACGGAGCACTCCCACCTCGCCCTACTCGCGGCCCGTGGGCATGGGAAGTCCGCCTTCTGGAGCTACGCATACCCCCTCTGGCGCGCGTGGCGCGAGCCGAACACCCGCGGCCTCCTGATCTCGAACACCGAGGGGCAGGTGGCCGAGCTCATGCGGATCATGAAGGACGGCAAGGCCTTCGTGGACGGCACCGGGCGCGAATGGCGAATGCCCCCCGCAGCGAGCTTGCCGATCCTCGCAGACATCGTGCCGCCCACATGGGAGCGGACGTGGACGACCGAGCGGATCTGGTTCACGAACGGGTCACTGTTCGAGGCTAAGACCTTCGGCAAAAGCTTTCGCGGGCGCCACGTTCAGTGGATCGTTGTCGACGACCCCATCAAAGACAACAGCCAGTACAGCGCCGTAGAACGGGAGAAGTCCAAAGCCTTCCTGCACCGCGCCATCGGCAAGATGCTACTCCCCGCGCGCGGGGCTCAAATGGTCGTGATCGGCACGCCGATGCACGGCGACGATCTACACGCCGATCTGCGCCGGCTGCACGTCCAAGCCGAGCGGCGAGGGCGCCGGCCTGGCGACTGGTTCCAGCGTCCCTATCCTGGGCATTGGCTGGACCCGACAACGGGCGAGAGCCGCTACCTGTGGCCGGCCCTGCGCGGGCACGCATGGCACCGGCGCGAGCGCGAGAGCAACGCCCTCGCGTACTCGCAGGAGATCGAGCTTCGGCCGGTCTCGGATGAGACCTCGCTTTTTCCCCCGTCGCTCCTGCACCGGCACGGGGACACGCTCAACCATGAAGCGGTGCTTCGGCCGTCGCGCGCCGACCTGGCCGCGGCCGGCTGGGCGGTGTTCATCGGCGTCGACCTGGCGATCTCGGCCGAGGTGGGCGCCGACTACACGGTGATCGTCGTGGTGGGCGTGGACTCGTCGCAGAACCGGCACCTTGTCGACCTGATCCGGCTGCACGGCGCCAGCTACTCGGCGCAGTTGTCGGCCATCATCGACGCCCACCGGCGGTACGGCGCCGAGCTCGTCTTCGTCGAGGGCAACCAATGGCAAGCGGTGGTGGCCCAGGGGCTCTCTGAGGGCACCGACTTGCCCGTCCGCCAGTACACGACCGGCGTAGAGAAGCACTCGCTACGAAAGGGCGTGCCGTCCCTGCGGCCGCTCATCGAGAACGGCAAATACAGGTTCCCGCGCGGCGATGAGTACAGCCTTGCGCAGACGGACGTACTATTCGCGGAGCTCCGCGACTTCGGGTTTGTAGACGGGAAGGTTCAGGGCATCGGGAACCACGACGATGCGGTCATGGCGCTTTGGATCACCGATCAGGCGATCCGCGAGGGCATCGCGTGGGGCTTCCGGTCGGACGCGGAGGACGAAGGCGCCGAGGCCACTATCGGGATGCACGCCGCAGTCGAGGCGGCCGAGCTCGCCGCCGAGGAAGGGCCGGGGGCCGAAGGCGTCCTCGCGGGGATGGCGGAGGCCGACCGGCTGGCCGAGCACGAGCGGCTGGTGCTCGCCAGGCCGGCACGGCTGAACCCCGACGGGGTGCGCTGGCGACACGCGGCGATGGTTCACGGGGAGGGGCTCGACGGGGTGAAGGAGGCCGCGGCCTCCTGGCCAGCCGACCGGGGCGAACACGTCGCGGCGTGGAACGCGCTACAGCGGGAACCCTACGACCTGAGCTCGGTAGACCCGGCCATCGCGCAGGTGGTCTATCAGGACTCCCCAGGAGTCGCCCGAGCGATGTTGCGCGACCTGCTCGACCTGTAGGCTTAGAGCCATCTGGGGTCCACCCCGCAGGCTGGGCATGGGGGCGCCAACGGCGCCCCCTCACAGCGCGGGCACCTGAGCAGCGCGGCGGGGCCGCCCCGGCCGGCCAGGGCGCCAGCGGGGAGCCGCAAAGCACCTTCGAGGCTCTCCAGGCTCAAGGGCGACCCGTTGCGGCCCCAGGCCCGAGGGGGGTGCTTCGCCGCGCGCGAGAGGCGCGCGGCGAGGTTCCCGGCGGTGATCCCCAGGAGGCCCGCCAGGCCCTCGCGGTCGGCCGGTGCCGCGAGGCCGGGCGGGCCTCGCCCGTACTCGTCGAGCACGGCCAGGCGCAGGGCCAGCCGCCGCGCCAGAACGGGCCCGGTGACCTCGTGCCCATCGGGGCTGTACGCGCGGTGGAGACACTCGGTGCAGACGAAGACCTCGGCCCCGTCGGGCCTGTACGCGACGTGGAGCTCCGCGGGGGTGCCGCAGTCGGCGCAGGGTACGGGTGCCGTCATGGTGTGTCCTCAAGTTGGAGGTGGACGGGGCGCCGCTCGGTGGCCTGGGCAGCGGCCACCGCGGCGGCCATGCCGGCCGCGCTCGACCGGGAATCCCCGCCGGGCTCGGGCTCTATGTCGGGCATCCCGAAGCGCCCTATCGCGTAGCCGTGCGCGGCCATGCGCGCCACCTCGGCCACCTTCGGCCGCTCGTCGGCGTAGAGCTCGGCGGCGATCTTCGCCATCGGGCCGGGCCCTCGAATGATCCGCGTGGAGCGCGACCCCTTGCCGCGGACGTACACGAGGACGGTGCAGCCCAGCGCGAGGGTGAGGTATCCCAGCACGATCAAGTCGGTTGGGGTGGTACACGGGACGAGAACGTCCACGTCGGGCGGGCCCGCGGCGAGCTCGCGCTCAAGGTGCGGGTGCCGCTCCAGTAGGCGCCCGAGGATGCGCCGTGCGTTGTCGCGCTCGCCGCCCTCGCCGCCCTCCGCGAGTGCCTGCAATCGGCGCAGCCGGTCGACGCTGGGCGCGGTCATAGCCACACCTCGACCATGCCGCGCTCGCCGGGCGCGGGGAGCTCCACGCGGTAGCCGGCGGCGCGCGCCTCGCGGGCGCGGCTGGCGATGATCCGGTCGGCCAGGTCTCGCGCTTCGCCCTCGGGGAAGCGCGCCCGCAGGCCCCGAAGTTTGATGAACATTCGGGAGACGGCCAGGGCGAGGCCGGCCGCGGCGACGGGAACGGGCGTCTGAGAGCGCCCCACGGTCGAGCCGGCCAGTATGCGCGTGTCGAGGATATCGAGCACGGGGAGAAGCTCGTCGAAGGCCGCCGCCCAGGTGTCCTCGTGGGGCTCGTGGGTGGTGTCGCCGGCGACGGCCTGCACCTCCCCGGTGGAAACGAGGTAGGCCGCCACGTCGGCGGCCAGGTGCGCCGGCGGCGCCGTCGCGAGGATGATGCGCGCCGCGGCGAGGTCGAGCAGGTCGGGCAGGTCGGGCAGGTCGGGCCCCGAACTCACGACCCCGACCCCGCGGCGTGAGCTCGGCGGCAGGACGCGCACGCGCCCGTTGAGGGCTTCGAGCACGCGCCGCAGATCCCGCCCAGGCCCTCGGGCTGGGCGCCGTCGTCGGTGACGATGCCGCACTCGTCGAAACGCCACATGCGCCCGGCGTAGACCACGACGGCCAGGCCGGGAGTGCCGCGAGCAGTCCGAAGGGCCTCGCCCAGATCCAAGCCGACCCAGGTCTTGCGCATGGTCGAGTCGGTCCCGAGCACCCACACGGCCGCGGGGCTCTCGGGGCTCCCGCCCACGTCGTAGAGCGCCGCGACGGCCTGCTCAGCCGTGCGCGCCGCGTTGCCGTCCGTCCACCACGCCGCGGCGTGGTCCTCGGCCGCGTGGGCCGGGATGATGCCGAAGGGGCCGCCGGCGGCCCACTGTGAGTGGCCGGCGGGGTCGATGGTGCGGAGGTTGTCGAGGATGCGCCCGAGCGTCTCGGGGGAGGGGTGGGCGTCGGCGTCGCAGGACGAGCAGACGACGTGCGCGGGCCCGTTGGGGCCCGGCACCCATCCCCCGTCGCCGGGGTGGCCGCAGGCCCAACAGTCGTGCTCGGGGACCTCGTGGTCGCACGCGCCCGAGGTCCCGCACACGCCGCAGCGTGGCTCGGGGGGCTCGGTGAGGTAGCGGTCAAGGTCGGATTTGAAACTCACGAGCAGGTCTCCTTTGCAGTGTCCAGGGCGCCGAGTTTGGCGGCCGCGCCCGAGAAGAACAGGCGCGCGGCGCGGGTCGCCTCGACCCGAGCCGAGGCCCGCCCGCCCTTGACGCGGCCCTCGGCCACGACGATCCCCCCGACGCTCACGGTCCAGGGGTTGAGGCCCGCGCCGTCGTCCAGCCGGGCGAGGTCAATCGAATTGAACCGGACGAAGGCCGCCGAGGGCACCCACCGGCCGCCGGGCACGGTCCAAGGGGTGACGGTGAGGCCCGGCGCCGCGTCGCGCGCCACGCCGGCCGCGACCGTCCACTGTGCCGCGTTCACGTCGCAGAGGTTCGCGGCTTCGTCGAGGGCCAAGCACACGTTGTGCGCTTCGAGGTCGTCGCCACGTCGCAGGACCGTCCCCAGGCTGCGCAGGAAGTCGGCCAGGTGGGCGGCCCGTGGCTTGCCGGTGGTGGGCTCCATGAGCCCGAGCGAGCGCCCGTGGCGCAGGTTGTGGAGGATCGCGGTGTAGACGCTCACAGCACCCCCCCGCACTTGGGGCAGGGCTCGTCCGCCGGGAACGTCGGGCCGTCGTCGCAGGGGACCCACCCGGTGCTCTCGCAGCGGTCGCACCCGACCCGCTGGCGGGCGGCGGCCACGGCGGCGGCCGAGACGGCGCCGGTGCGGATCAGGATGGCGAGCACCTCCGCGGCTTCGAGGGGGAGCCGATGGGGCACCCCTCGGGCGAGGTCGTCGGGGTCGGGGCTGATCCAGGCGCGCGACGACGGCGTGAGCGTCACCAGCCGTGCTCGGCGCTCGCCCATGAAGCCGCCCGAGGTGGGGCAGAACCACCGGGCGGTGACCTCCTGCACGAATTGACCGCGGGCGCGGAGCTCCGAGCCGTCGGAGAAGGTCGCGAAGCGCACGCGGTGGAACTCGTCGGCGTCGGCGGCGAGGTCGCCGCCAGCGGACACGCACTCCAGCGCGACGCCCGGCCGGTCGATGGTGCCGGGGCTCATGGCGCCCAAGGTGAGCGCGGCGCTGACGACGCCCTCCCAGGTGGCGTCACCGCCGGACTGGACGAACAGGTCGAGGGCCCCGAGGGCCTGGGGTGTGCGGCTCATTCCTGCCCCCCGATGGCGGCGAGGTTCGCGTCGCGGTAGGCCTCGGCGCCGGCGTGCCAGTCGTCGGCCGTGAGCTCACCGGCCGGGATGCCGAGCTCCAGGCGGACGAACTCGTCGGTGTTCGCGCTCCCGCCCATCGCGTCGAGGTTCGCGCGCTTGGCGAAGGCCTCGCGGACCTCGCACCGGAACAGATCGCCGGCGAGCTTGTCGAGCTCGCGCAGGGCCACGGCCAGGCCGGCCGCGGTGACCTCGGGCTCGGGCCGGGGGGCCCGCGGGAGAAGGTGCCCGCTCTCGGCCGCGATGGTGACGCGGTAGGCGCCGGCGTCCACCTGCACCACGAGCGACCCGCCCAGGTGGGCGAGATCTCGGGCGATGGCGGGGAAGTCGGAGAGGTTCATGCGTGGGGCTCCTGGGGGTCGGGGTCGTCGTTCATGGCGGCGGCCGCCGCCATGGCCTCCGCGCAGGTGGCGAGGGCGGGCTCGCTTCCGAACAAGGCCGCATCGCAGGCGCGAAGCATGGCGTCGTCGCCGGCCGCGACGGCCTCCGCGCGAAGGGCGAGGACCTGGGCGTCGGTGATCACGGCGAGGGTGGGGGCGTCGGTCACGTCGGCGGGGAACCAGTCGACGCAGAAGGCGCCGGCCGGGAGGGCCTCGACGGTGCCGTCGTAGGTGGTGCGCCCTTCGGCCACCGTCCATGTGCAGACGCTACCGCCGGGGTCGGCGGCGCGGTCTTCGTCGAGGTCTTCGCCGAAGCCCTCCGCGCAGAAGCGGGGCGCGGCGTGCCACGCATGGACCGCGGCCGCGGCCGAGGGGAGGACATCGCCCGAGACGCCGCAGCCGCAGGTCACGGCGTAGCCGCCGGTTTCGGCCGCCACGTTGACGGGCTGGCCGCAGCACGCGCGGGCGGCGTAGACGACCTGGGCGCGGGGGGCGGGCTCGCCGTCGAGGGCCTTCGCGGCCCCGGCGAGGTTCCACGCGGCGATGGCCTCGCGGGCGCCGGCCCAGGTCCCGTCGCCGGGCTCGGCCCAGGGGCCCCGGATGCCGCAGAAGGCGCAGCAGACGGCCTCGCGGCGGTTCTTCCGCTCGACGCCGATCTGGCGGCTCCCGCAGTAGCCGCAGAGGGCCGCGGCGCTCATGGAGGGGTGAAGGGGGGCGGTGGACATCGGGAGCTCCTATCGGGCGCGGTTCGAGCAGGTGGCGACGGCGCGGAGGTCGGCGCGGAGGTTGAAGTCGTCGTCGGGGTCGAGGACCACGGCGGCGCGCAGGATGGCGCGAGCCTCCGAGGTCATGGCCGCGTAGGTCCGGCCGTGCATCTTCTCGCGGCGGCGGCGGGCGGTGGCGCGCACGTCGTCGGCGGCGTGCTGGGCGATCAAGCGGTCGGCGCGCTTGAGGTGGGTTGGGAAGATGGCAGGCCAGGGCATGTTCAGACTCCAGTCGCCCCACCTGACGGGGCACCTCTGCTTATACGGACACCCGTTCGTATGTGCAACCCAAAGTTACACATGCCGGCAAAAGCGAGCTCCCACGGGGTTTTCCGGCCGTGTATGCTCGTCGCCTCGGTGGCGACACCTCAAGCTCGCGGCAGACCTGCTCGCCGCGCATGGTGAGCACGCCCGCGTCTGGTTGCTCGGCGAGGGATTTCGACTCGACCCGAGCCTGCGCCGCAATGTCGACGAGGCGCTGCGGCTGGCGGGCGTGCCCGAGGTCGTGACGCCCGACCTGTTCGATTGACACGCGGGCGAGCCCGCTGGGGAGATGATGATGAGGTCCTTTCTGGTCGGGGTGCTGCTTGTGCTCTGCTTGCCGCTCGGCGGCGCGACGATGTGCGACACCGACTCTGACGTGCCGATGCCGTGCGCGCAGGCTGACGGCGGCGTGTGCGCCTCGCCGTGGTACGTCAATCGCGCGCTCGGCGTGGTCCGCAACGACGACAACAAGCCCATCCTCGCGCTGAACGTCTACTGGCAGAACGAGCCCGCAGGCGCGGCGCTGACGGTCAACGGGGTCGTGTTGCAATGCCAGTTCACGCCGGGGTCGCGGTCGTTCCCCTGCGCGGGCGGGACGTGGACGGTCACCGTCGAGGCGGCTGACGAGATCGTGGTCAAGTTCCACCCCTACAGCGGGACACCCGGCAACGGGACCGCGCTCTACTACAAATTCAGCGGCGACTCGTCCATTCCGGCCGGGCTCAAGCAGCCGAGCCAAATCGGGACCCTCGGTGAGTACGACTGGCGCGACCAGCGCACGGGCACAGGCCGCGACCATCACGCCGACGTCTACTGGCGTGCGCGGTGAGCACGAGCATCAGCCTCGGCGACATCGAGAGGCTGCCGCGCTGTCGGCCTGACCCGATGGGCAGCGGCGACCTGTTCGACCCGGCAGACCCGGCATGACGGCCCGTGACCTGCTCCGCTCGGCCCGCGAGGCCCTCTCCGCGGCCGAGTGGCTCCCCGTGCCCGCCCGTGTCGGTGCGGCCCTCTGGCGGCGCCAGTCGGCGACGCTGGCCAAGGGCGCCGGGCACAAGTACGTCCGCCGCGAGCGGAACCCGAACCCCCCGCCCAAATGGCGCTACTACTACCGGGCGGCCAGCGCGGCCCGCGGCCTCCGCGCCGAGCTCTACGCGGGCGAGAAGTTCCAGATCGACCACGACGGCCAGGCGGGGCACTTCGAGGTGGTGGAGCTCAGCGGCGACCGGGTGACGGTGCGGCACGACGAGTCCGGCGAGCTCGTCACGGTGACGCGGGCGGCCCTCGAAGCCATGTTCCGAGACCACCACGCGGAGGCCATCGACGCGCACCGCGGCCGGCTCTCGCGGGACCTCACCGCGGCGAAGAAGCACGGCGCCAGTCGGCGCCAGGTGGCCCGGCTCGAAGATGAGGCCCGCCGCCACGGCCACGAAGACCTCGTGAAGCCGAAGCAACGGACCCGAAGCCCCGAGGGCATCCCGCGCACCGAGGCGCCGGATCTCCTGCTCGTCGGGTGCGTCAAGACGAAGGCGGCGCACGACGAACGGGTGCCCGTGCGCGACCTGTACCGCTCCCGCACATGGAACCGCCGGCGGGACTACGCCGAAGCCCGCGAGCTCGTCGAGGGCCCCCCCTGGGCGGTCGTGTCGGCCGGCCTGGGCGTGGTGGACCCTGACCGGCAAACGAAGCGGTACGACGCCCAGGTGAAAGACCTCAAGGGGCCAGCGCGGGCGAAGTGGCTCAAGCGCGTGCGCGGCGCCTTGATCGGGAAGCTCTACCGAGGGGAACGGCCCGACACGCCCCGGCGCATCGAGATCATCGCCGGCGCCGACTATGTGAAGGCCGTTCGGGAGGCCCTCGAAGGGCTCCCCGTCGAGGTGGTGCAGCCCCTCGAAGGCGTGGGGCTCACGCACCAAGAACAGTGGCTCCAGGCCCAGGCCCAGGAGCTCAAGGCGCAACATGAGACGTTGGCAGAGCAGGCCAACCGGGAGTCGCCAGGCCGGCCCGAGTGGCACGGCCGCCTATCGCACCTGGGCCTATCGTGGGCCGATTGGGAGGTGCGCCACGACTCCGCGGCCGACGCCGTGCGGCGCATCCTGCACCTGCGCCAGAGCTCCGACGGCTGGCACTTCGAGGCGGCCGCCGCGAAGGCCCTCGGTGAGACGCTCACCGACTACGCCGGCTATCCGGTCGAAATGGAGGACGAAGACGGCGAGTCGTGGCTTGAGGTCGAGCCCGAAGAACTCCCGTCGTGGTTCGGCCGGCCCGACTGGACGCCCGAGTTTGCCGCGAAGGTCTACCGGCGCGTGGTCGAGCACATCGACGACTGGACGCCCGACGAGGACGACCACCCCGACGGCGTGCCCGAGTGGGCCGAGGGCTTTCTTCACGAGGTCATGGCCGACGAGCTCGAAACGCCGCCCGACGGCCTGCGCTTGTCGATGGTGTCGAAGGACGAAGCCCGCCGGTTCATCGCGAAGCATCATTCCGCCATGCCGAAGTGGAACCATCGCGGGGTGGTTTTCACCCTGGGCGTGCGTGACCCGCGGGGGCGGCTCGTCGCCGTAGCCACCGCGAACACCCCGACGGCGCGCGCCTGGCGAGACCACCCGCGCGAACTCGACACGGGGCGCATCCTGCCCGGCCACAACGTGTTGGAGCTCACCCGCGTTGCCAGCGACGGCAGCGCGAAGGGCGCCGCGTCCATGCTGGCCCGGCGCGTGGTCGCCCTCGGTGAGAAGGCGAAGCGCGGCGACCCGACCGCCCCCCACCTCGTGATCACCTATCAACTGGCCAGCGAGAACGGCACCACCTACCGGGCCCTCCGCGACGTGGGCCTGCGCCCCGTCGAGCTCACGAAGGGGCGCAAGGGCGCCCGCAGGGCCGGCGGCCAGGTCGACGAGAACGACGCGGCGAAGCTCCCGAAACTGCGGTGGGAGGCCGGCCCGGCGGCCATGCCGGCCCGCTGGGACCTGCTCAACGCCATGAACGCGCGGCGTGAGCACCCCGAGCAACTGGCGACCCTGTTTGCGGCCGAGCGGGCAAACGTCGCCCTCGACGACTACTTCGCCAGCGGCTCGAACCACGAAGGCGAGATCCGAGGCTTCCACCGCCTCGGGATCAACCCCGGCGTTGCCGCCGACCGGCTCAATGACCGCAACGTCCACGAGCTCAAGCAACTTGCGGGGACCGGCCGCAAGGTCTTCGTGGACTCTGGCGCCTTCGGTGAAATCGACTTCAATGTCCCGAAGAAGGGGCAGAAGGGCCCGCCGCGGCCGGACCTGCCCATCGGGGCGCCGTTCGTGGTGAAGCCGATCACAGACGACGAGTGGCAAAAGCGGCTGGGCCGCTATCACGAGCTCGCCCAGGTCCTCGGCGGGCAAATGTACGCCGTCGCGCCCGACAAGGTGGCGCACCAGTCGGAGACCCTCGAACGGCTGGCCAGGTACGCGCCCCAGGTGCGCGAGATCGCCAAGCTCGGCGCGCACGTCATGGTGCCGATGCAGAAGGGCCAACTAGCCATGCCGGACTTCGCCCAGGTGGCCGCGAAGCGCCTCGGGATGAAGCCGGACGCCCTCATCTGGGCAATCCCCATGAAAAAGGACGCGACCACCCTCGACGAGCTCGAAGACTTTGTGCGCGAGGCGAAGCCCGGCCGCGTTCACCTGCTCGGGGTGGGGCCCGACTCGAAGGCCTACCCGGCGATCCGCGCCATGTTCGACCGGGTGGCCCCCGGCACGGCGCTCACCCTCGACAGCGTGAAGATCACCGCGGCCGTGGGTCGCGACGGCACCACGCCGGACGGCAAGCCCAAGGCCCGCGCGCTCACCGCCGCGCAAGACAGGGTGCGGGAGGCTATCGAGGCCTCCGCGTTCCGCGCAGACGACCCCGAGCTCCCCGACTACACCGACCACGCCGCCGAGCCGAGCGAGTGGACGACGGAGGCCAGCCGCCGGCGGCTGTGGGCTACCTGGCGCGGGCGGGACGTGGCCCGGCTCACGAAGACGATCCGAGACCTGCGCGCCGAGCACGGCGCCAGAAAGCCCGTGCCCGAGCCGCTGGCCCGAGCGAGGGCCGAGCTCAAGACCCTACGCGCCGACGCGAAGCTGTGGCGAGACGACCCCGACGAGTGGATGCAGGCCCCGATCCCCGGCGCAGACCACCTGAGCAACTACGAGGACCCGTCCGTCGCGACTGACCTTGAGGACACCTGGCGCGACTGGTTCGTAGGCGCCGGCTCGGTGGCCGTCCGAAAGGAGCGCGCCATCGTAGAGGCGTTTGGCGAAGTGGGCCGGAAACGGTAGGGTGCAGGTCCCCAACCGGACGCCGGGGACGGGGCCGCACTCGGGTCGTGTCGCGGTCCCGCCCCCGGTGCCCATCTGATAGGATGCGGCCACCGGAGGACCTATGCGGCCGCTACCCCTCGACCATCCCGTGCGTGTGACCGAGGACGCGACGCCCGACGCCCGCGGCATCTTTCCAGGCCTCGGCGACGGCGGCCCGCCTCCCGTTCCGTTGTCGACCGTCCTCTCCCCGCTACGGGGAAGCGACCGGGCCGGCGCGAGGGCCGCCCTTGAGGCCCCGACGCGCGAAACCCTGGCCGACCTCCGCGGCGCCTACCGAGACGCCGGCCTGGCCGGGCCCAAGCTCGCCGCGGCCATGCAATCGGCCGCGCGCTACATCGCCCACATGCGCCGGCGCAACCCACGGGGGCGCACCGAGCCCGATCACCTGCGGAAAGCGGCCTACTACGCCGGCGCGGAGGCCCTCGCGGCCAAGGTGGCGCGGGAGGTGGAGATCCCCGGCTTCATCGGCCGAGTCGTGTGGATGGCCCAGGCGCGCGACCTCCGCAAAGGGGCCGGCCACAAGTACCTTCGCCGCGTGAAGGGGGCGAACGGGAAATGGCGGTACTTCTACAAGGTGAGCGGCGGCCGCGGCCTCGGGCACGCTGACGAGTTCCACGTCGGCGCGAAGTTCGCCGGCGGCGGCGGTCACTTCGAGATCGTGAGCGAGTCCGGCGACATCGTGGAGATCCGCCACGACGAGACGGGGGGGACGCGCAGGCTGGACAAGGCGGCCCTCTCCGAGCTCCTGCGAAAGCACCACGTCGAAATCGACACCGAGGGTTTCAGCTACTACGTTGGGCGCCTCGGGCCAGCCGACGCCTATCCAGGCACGGCCGGCGCCGCCGCGGCGGCGCGCTTCCACGGGCTCGACTATCACGAGCATGGAGCGCCCGACGTGCATCCACGACGGCGCGGCCGCGGGCAGGTGGCCGCGGCTGACGGACTACTGGCCAAGGCCAAGGGGGCAGCATGAGCACGGACCTGATCACGCGAGCCGCGGCCCTCCTGGGGCGCGTGCGCGGCCACCTCGACGAGATCCCCGAGGCCGCCGGCGTGCTCCTGTGGGCCCGCCAGTCGGGCGAGCTCGTGAAGGGCGCCGGCCACAAGTACGTCCGGCGGGTGAAGGGCGCGAACGGGAAATGGCGGTACTTCTACGACGTGACGGGGGGCCACGGTGCCGCGCACCACGCAGAGATCCACCTCGGCGCGAAGTTCAAGGTTGAGCACGAGGGCAAGGCCGGCCACTACGAGGTGACGAAGGAAGACGGCGGGTGGGTGACCATCCGGCACGACGAGACGGGACACGAGGCCAAGGTCAAGAAGACCACCGTTCAAACCATGATCAAGCGCCAGCACGCGGAGCTATTCGCGGCGCACCGCGAGCGCACCGCGCGAGACGTGAAGGCGGCGAAGAAGTACGGCGCCAGCGCGAAGCAGAAAGCCCGCCTGGCGGCGCACGCGAAGAAGTACGGGCACCACGACCTCGCCAACGAACTCACCGACACGGCCGCGCCCGATCACGCCGGCGAATACGGGCGTCACGCGGAGCGAGCTCGCCACCACCACGACGAGGCCAGCAAGGCCACGCCCGGCACCCCCGAGCACAAGAAGCACCGCGCGGCCAGCCTGGCCCACGAGAAGGCGCGCGAGGCGCATAGCCGAGCCATCGGTGACACCGAGGCCTCCGCGGGCGCCTTCGAGGCCTCGAAGGCCGCGGACGCACTCACAGTCGAGCACCCCGAAGTCCACGCGGCCCGCCGAGCCCTCGAAGCACACGAGCGGAAACGTCAACAGGTCTCCGACCGCATGTACCGGCGAACGAAGGCGGGCAGCGTCTCCACCGGCGCCCGTGCCGCCTACGACCTCAAGATGGGGCAGCTAGTCGAGCAGGAAGGCCACCTCCGCGCGGCCCTCGCCGCGGCCGAGGACAAGGCCAAGCGCGGGCCCGACGGCGAGCTCACCACCGACGAGCTCGCCCAGCGCCGCGCCGCGGCCGAGGCCTCGGCGCTCAAGCGCCGGGGGACCGGGAAGCCCGACGAGCCCGACAACGTGGTGCAGTTCCCGAAGCCCGAGCCGAAGCCCGAGCCCGAGTCGACCCGACCCGACCCGGCCCTACTCGCCCCGCTGGCCGACAAACTCGTCTCGCAACTGCTCCCCGGCATGAAGGGGCACGCGAAGCGCGCCGAGCTCCTGGCCATCGCCGCCGAGCACCTGGCGAACATGGTCGGGCAAGAGCCCTCCGAGGAAACGGCGCAGGCCCTCGCGGCCGCCCTCACGACGAAGGCGCGCGAGCTCTCCGCGTCCAACGTGGTGCGCCTGGGCGGCCTGGGCGGCCGGAAGACGAAGCAGGAGAAGGCCGAAGCCTGGATGCGAGACGCGGCGGCGAAGCAGCGCGCAGGCCTGCGAGACGGCAAGCCGGGGCACCGCATCCACTACACCGGCGACCGGGCCAACAGCCCGCGCAACGGCGAGGTGATCGCCGCGTTCCCCGGTCACTACCGGGTGAAGTGGGACGACGGCACCGAAGGCAACGTCGAGCGGATCGGGGTGCGGGGCTGGGATAACGCCGGCGCCCGCTTCCATTGGGAGGACGAGAACCCGAGCGGCGACAGGAGCCCCGAGGCTATCGAGGAAGGCAAGCGGCAAGCGGTGGCCCACCGGGAGGCCGCCGACAAGGTGGCAGCGGCAGAGAAGGCCGAGCAGGACCGGAAGCACGCGGGGTGGCACAAGCCCGCCGACCGCACCGAGGCGTCCAAGCGGCTCAAGGCCGCGTTGCAGAAGCTCTACCCCGACGGCCAGTGGAGCGTGACCGGGGGGAAGGGGACCGGCTACGGGTGGCTCAGCATCAACGGCACCTCTGAGGCCGAGGGGAAGCTGCGCGACGAGCACCGCATTATCACGAGTGTTTCCAGCGGCAGTCGTGATTCCACCGTGCGGGACCTCGAAGAAGCGTCGGGGATCTTCACCCCCGGCGAGGGCCTCGCGCCGGGCAGCGTGGCCAGGAAGCACGCCGACAAGGCCGCAGCCGAGGCCGCAAGGCGCGAGGGCGCCGGCACCACGCGCCACGTCGGCCAGGTGGTCACCATCGGATCCAACCGCCGGCGCTACGTCGTGGTGAGCTCCGAGCAGGTGGGGTCCAGCCCGCCCCGCTACAACTTGTCCGCCCTCTCGGGCGGGATGCGGGGCTCGGGGCCGTCCTCGGTGTCCGCCGACGACCTCATCCCCCACGCCGACCAGCGGATCACCTTCGACGGGGCCCAGGCGGCCGACCGCCGGGCCCGCGCGCTCCGCTCGCTGGCGCTCAACAGCAACGCCGACCCCGACACAAAGCAGCGGGTCCGGCTGGCGGCGAGCTCGGGGGGCGCGGTCCTCTCCCCGGCCGAGCTCGCCCAGCGCAAGGCCGCCGCCGACGCCGCGGCCCTCAAGCGCACGAAGGCGCCCGAGGTCCCCCCGGTGAAGCCCCCGGTGAAGCCCCCGGTGAAGCCCCCGCAAAGCGACTCGGGCCGGTCGGACGCTGACAAGCCCTCTCCCCAACCGGCGGCCCAGCGTCCGGCCGGCTTTTCTGCCCCCGTCGCTTTCACCGGCGAGACCCGCGAGAGCGTGACGAAGAAGCGCGGAAACACCGTCTGGAGCGTGCCCCACGCGGGGAGCATCCCCGACGCGCAGTTCACGGCCATGAAGGACGCCGCGCGGGAGCAGAAGGGCTATTACCTGCGCGGCCAGGGCTTCACGTTCCGCGACCCCGAACACGCCCGGCAATTCGTCGCGGCCTGGGGCGCCGGTGACGGTGCGGTCCCGACGACGACGCCCGACGCGGACGGGAAGCGCCGCGCCAGGGCAGATCGGGCGAAGAAGCGAACGAAACCCGACGGCTTCGACGCGGCCGAGGGCGCCGGCGAGGGCTGGCGCCGCAAGCGGGACGCCCTGACCGGAACCGAGGGCAAGGTCGCCCGCGTGGTGATCACGCAGAACCCCAACGGCACGCACTCGGCCACCGTCCACGGCCGCAAGCTGGAGGGCGAGCATCGGTTCCCCTACGACGCCGGCAAGGCCGCCGCGGCCGAGCTCGGGCGCCTACAGGCGATCCGCAACGCCGACCGCAACCGGGAGATCGCCAGGCGCCAGGCCTCGAAGTTGGGGCTGGTGAGGGCCGAAGCCCCCCCGGCTCCCCCTGCGACGATCCAGCCGACCCGCGACGAGACCGAGCCGGCCATGACGGCCCGGCACGCGGCCGAGATCCAAGCCATCGAGGACGGCGAGCTCAAGCCCAGCGAGAAGTTTGACGCGCGGCGAGACGCCAAGGTCCGGCACGAGGTCGAGGCCTTCGAGGCCGGCCACCGCTGGCAGGACCCCGCGAAGGTGCGGGAGACCCACGCGAAAGCCACGCGCCGCGGCTTCAACACCTGGGGCGGCCGGCGCCAGGCGGGGTGGAAGCATCATGGAATGGAGACCGAGCGCGCGGCCCTCCCGAAGATCATGGAGCGCCACCGCGCACACGAGAAGGCCCAGCGCGCCCACCAGCGCGCCACCGGGTCGGCGGCCTCCCGGCTGACGGCGCTCTATAACCACCTGACCAACGGCGGCGCATGGCGCGACAGCGCGCCCGAGGTGGGCGAAGTCGTGAAGCACCGCAACGACACCAACGAGGTCAAGACGGTGGGCTCTCGCAACGCCCGAGTCGGGGGCCGCCTGCGCGGCCACCGCGAACTCGGGATGCCCCACGCCGAAGGCCTCGCCGCGGTGATCTCGTCGGCGACCGACGACGACCTGTCCGAGCTCTCGGCCGGGCACGCCCAGCACGGGGGGCTACAGTCGCAGGGCTCCCCCGGCCTCTCGCCCTACGGTTTCGGCATGGAGGCCGCCAGCGCCGAGGTGGAGCGCCGGCAGAAGGCGGGCACCTGGGCGCCTTCGAGCGAGGCCCCAGCGCCGCGCACCGTGGCCGCCCTCAACACGGCCCGAGAGGCGATCAAGGCCGCGCGCAAGGCGCGAAACGACGCCAGCGACCGTCGGACGGAAGGCCGGCAGAAGCTCGCCGGCGAACACCTGGCGAAGATCGGCGCGACGCGAGCCCCGGCCCCGAAGCGGACCAGTCGGCCGAAGGCCGCCGCGGAGGCCTACGCGGCGGACTACGGGCGGGACGCCCGCATCGACCACCACGCCGAGCGGGTGTCGGTGGTACGAACGACCGGCTGGGATGGAAAGACGCCCTCGTGGCACGTCGTCGAGCACCACCACGACGGGACGCACACGCGGCACGCGGACAGCGCCATTGACCGCAAGCGGGACGCCCTCGCCTACGCCGAGGACGTGCGGAAGACCCGCAAGGCCGCCGGGGCCCCGACGGACGCCCACCTGGCCATCGCGGCCGACCTCGACCACCTCGCCCGGCACGTCGACAACGCCCAATATGAGGTGCCCGAGCACCTGCACGGGGCCCTTGACGCGCGCGACTTCAAAGAGCGCGGAGTGGCGCACTCCGACGCATGGCGCGAGGCGCACCCGCGCGGCACGAACCCCCTCGGGCTGGAGCGGCACAACGACGCGACCTACATGCGCGAGCTCGCACACAAGCTCCGCTCGGGCATGAGCGGCAATACGCAGGTGATCGGCGGCGAGATCCACGGCGGGCCAGGCGTCCTCGCACGCCACGAGGGCGGCTATGCGAAGGCCCGAGCGAAGGCCGTCGCGGACAACGCAGATCGGCCGGAACAGCACCGCGCGGGGAACTACGGCCACGTCGTCGGGCACAACAGGTCGGCCCGTGTGGCCGACCGCGCCCAGGTCATGCACGACGCCGAAAAGCACCTGGGCAAGTGGCGGGCGATCATGCACGACCCGACGACCCCGGCCGGCGATCTGCACGAGCCCGAGCAGGGCACCGCGAACCACGCGATGCGGGTGGCGAACAGCGACGCGCACCGGAAGGCCTACCGCAACGGCTACACCTTCGAGCGCGGCGGCCTCCCGGCCGAAGGCGTCGAGCGGGACTATCACGAGGCCCTCACCGGGATGGACAACTACGCGCGAAAGCGCGCCGTCGAGGCCATGAAGTCAACCGGCGTTCGCCCCGTGCCTCACGGGCACTTCCACACCGCGCAATCGAAAGCGCCCGGCGTGCCGCTGGCGAAGGCCTACCCGCCCGCGCTCATGCGACCCTTGGCGCGCGCTGACCGCCTCCTGGCGCTCGCCAAGGGCGATACGGGGTGGCGCACCATGCCGAACGTCGTTCGGATCAAGTTCGGGGCTGGCGGGAAGATTGAGGCGGGCCCGTCGCACATGATCGGCCGGCGCTTGCAAGACGTGAAGCGCGGCGCCAAGGCGGCCGTGGACACGTCGAGGATGGCGTCTGGGTATCATGTGACCGTCAACGAGGCCGGCGTGCGCGCGAGTGGCTTCCAGCCAGAGAAGCACGCGGAGACGGGATACGGGGGGTATGGGTCTTTCACGACCGGGACGCAGCCGACCAGTCGGGGGCGTTGCATGGCGCGCAACGGATGGCCCGATACATGAAGGACATTCGCGCCATCCATCGCCACGCCGACCCGATGAAACACGCCGAGGATCTCATCCAAGAGCACAACGCCGCCGCCCACGCGGCGGCCGACGAGCGGGCCGCCGCCGAGCCGGCGAGGATTCGAGCGCGTGACGCGGCGTGGCGGGCCGAAGCCGCCAGGTCGTCGCGAGCCGAGGCCAAGGCGATCATCGCCCACGCCGACCGGGTGACCCCCGCCGCCCTCCGAGGAATTGCCCGCCGCGCTGCGGCTATGTCGCCCCAGGCAAGAGACAAGGCGCACGCGGCGAACATGGCCCACGCCCGAAACATGCTCGCGATGGGCGAGCGTGCCGGCGAGGTCCCCGCGAACGCCGCGGAGCGCGCGATGGCGACATATGCCCACGCTTCGCGGTTCGGGGGCCTTGAACTGGCGACGGCGGTGGCGGCCCTGCCCTCGCTTCGGGCCCTTGCGGCTCACAAAAACGACCCAACGATCATGCCGCTACGGTTCGACCTGGCAAACGCGCGCAACGGGCAGCACACCGGCGACGGGTGGGAGGCGTTCGCCCCCGAGCACGTTCACATCGAAGCCGCGCCTCGCCGCGCTCGGGGTGCGGCGTGAGCGGCGGGCCCCAGGAGACGCCCCAGGCCTTCACGCCGCCCCTGTCCATGCCCTTGACACCTCTGGCGGCTGTTTCCTACGGGCTTCCTGCCACTTCGGCGCCGCCCACGGGCCCGTGGGATGGCGGCCCGGTGTTCATCCAGAGCTTGTCCTCGCCTCTACCCGACGAGTGCCCGGCGGAGCGGGCGTGCCCTAATGTCGAGCAGACGGATGACCTGAGCGCGATTGACTAGCACCTGAGCTTTCAGGATGTGCCCGCTGTGTGTTCGACTGGCGGGCCATGCTCCGCGACTGGACTACCCGGCTGGTGCCGTTCGTGATCGCCTGGGCCGCGTGGACCGAGCTCCGCGTTCACGATCTGGAGCAGGAGAACCGCCGATTGACCGCGGAGAACGCCCGACTCGACGACGACGTATCGAAGACCACCGACGCGGTGCAGGCGGCGAAAACGCAGCTTGCCGGCGTGGGCGCGCGCCTCGATACCGCCCTCACGCTACTGAGGAATTGACCGTGTGGGTGCTGGTGCTGGTGCTACTCCTGCCCGACGCAGGGCTCCCCGACGCGGGCCCCGTTGCCGTTGACGCGGCCGCCCCCGATGCGGGAACCCCCGACGCGGCGATCCCGATGCTCACCCCCGAGGCCGCGGCCAGGCTGGCCGCCATCGAGGCCCGCGAGCGGGTCCACGTCGAGTGGCTGCGCGCTGTGAGGACGCCCCGCGTCGGCCCCGTCCCGAAGCGGGTCGAGCGGACGCGCCGCCGGCGCGCGCACCGCATCGGCCGCGCGGAGGCCCGCCGACGAGCTCTCGCGGTCGCGCGTCGCGCCCGAGCTCGTGCGGAGGCGCGCGCCCTGCTATTCGAGGCGGCGGCGCAGGTGGAGCAGGCGCAGTATGAGGTGCAGGCCCTCGCCCCAGAGCAGGAGCAGGAGCAGGAGCAGGCCCCGTGAGCCAGTTGCCCTTGGTTTTTGAGCGCGCGGCCAGAGCGCGCGCCTCGCGGGCCGTCGAGGTCCCCGAATGGATGGGTCGCATCCTGTGGGTGAGGTCGCGCGGTGAGCTCATGAAGGGCGCCGGGCACAAGTATATCCGGCGCGTCGCGGCGAAGAACCCGCCCCCGAAATGGCGCTACTACTACAGCGCCGGCGGCGGTGCAGGCCTGGGGCACGCCGACGAGATCACCACCGGCGCCGCCTTCAAGCTCTCGCACGGTGGCCAGGCGGGGCACTTCCACGTCACGGCAGAACTCGACGGCGACCTCGTGCGCGTCCGCCACGACGAGACGGGGCACGAGGTCGAGATCACGCGGGCGGCCCTCGCGGCCATGCTGCACCGCGAGCACGCCGCCCTTGTGAGCGGACACGCCGCGAAGGTCAAAGAGGATCTCGAAGCGGTGAAGAAGCACGGGACCGCGGCCCAGCGCGCCCGTGTCGAGTCCCGTGCCCGGCGCTACCAGCACACGCGGCACCTGGCAGAAGACGCAGGGGTGGGCGTCCGCCCCTACGTCTCGCCGCGCGAGCGTGAGCTCACCCCAGCCGAGGCCGAGGTGCGCCGCGTGGCCTACGCGATCAAGCGCGCCCACGAGACCCCCGAGGACACGAGGACCGCCGCGCGCGCGATGGCCCAGGCCGTGCCCGCCCTGGCCCAACTTGTGCCGATCCCGTCCTCGAAGGGCGACACGCGCGCGAACGCCGCCCTCTGCGAGCAGATCGCCGGCATGGTTCACGGCGCCTCGGTGGCCGACGTGCTGCACCGGCTGGCCCCGACCGAGCCCTCACACCAGCGGCGCAAACGTGGCTTGGCCGGGCACACCGCCGACGCGCACCGCTTCGAGGTCACCGGCGAGCTCGACGCGGCCCGGCCCGTGATCTTCGTCGACAACGTGACGACGAGCGGCGCCACCTTCGAGGCCGCCGGGCGCGACGTTGGCCGCGGTACAGGGGTGGCCTACGCGAAGGCCACGAGCGACAACCCCGCCGCACCTGCACCGACCGCCTGGCGAAGCGGCGCCGATGGGCACGGCGGGGCCGGGCTCCGCATCCTGAGCCTGTTTTCTGGCGCAGGTGGCTTCGATATGGGGCTCCACGCGGGGCTACCTCACGCGCGCACCACCGGCCTATGCGAGATCGACCCCTACGCGCGCAAGGTCCTCGCGCGCGCCTTCCCCGGCGTCGCCCAGCACGAGGACGTGAACACCCTCGCCAGCGGCGAGGACAAGCCCGCAGAGCGCCCGAACATGATTATCGGGGGCTTCCCATGCCAGGATCTCTCGGCGGCCAACGTGCGCGCCAAGGGGCTCAGCGGGGAGCGGTCGGGGCTTTACCGCAAGATGCGCGACATCATCGAAGGGCAGGACCCGGATTGGGTCGTCTTCGAGAACGTCCCTTTGCTGCGCTCACGCGGCCTCGACGTGGTGCTCATGGATATGCAGGCCCTCGGCTATGAGGTGACCTGGGATTCAATCTCTGGCGCGTCGGTGGGAGCTCCACACCAGCGAGATCGGGTGTTCGTGGTGTGCCACCGCCCAGGCGTCAAGCTCGACTGGCAACGGCCCGACCGTGAGCTCACGGGGCACCACTGGCAGTCGGACCCGCCTCCGCTCCGCGACAGCGGGACGCACAGGCAGACCCGGATCGCACACACGGTCCTCGCGGGTAACGCGGTGATCCCCCAGGTGGCCGAGCACCTGGGGGAGATCATCGGCGGGAGCTCGCCAGGCCAGGCCGAGCCCACCGGGAAGGAGATCGCCAGGTGGACCGGCGACGCATGGGTGAGTCCGAAGGGGAAACCCGTGGTGAAGTTCCCGCGCGCCGGCCTGCTACGCGACGGCGTGGTCTACGAGAACGAACACACGAAGCAGGACGGGGGCGGCATCCGAGAGGGCGACAAGGTGTGGGTCCGCAACACCGACTCGGCCGGCGGCGGGGACGTATACGACGCAGAGCAGCGGCTCGCCCTCGACCACCTCACGCGGAACACGACGATCCCCCCGGCGATGCAAACCACGGTGGACGAGCTCGTGTCCTGGGGCATCGTCGACAAGACCGACAAGGGGTACACCTTGACGGGCTGGGGTGAGCACGCCGTCGAGAACATGAGCCAGTGGACCTACGACGGCGAGGGCGGGGTCAATGATGCGTTCCTCGGGCGCGTCCACTACGTCAACGGCGACAGCTACGACGTGGAGCTCCCGAACGGGGATATCGAGCCCTTTGACGAAGAATACGTCCGGCTCATGCCGACGGTCGTCAAGAGCGACTGGAAGGGCTACGGCAAGGCGGATTCCGAGAATACGCCGCAGTACGACACGGGGCGCGCGGGGCGCGACCGGGGCCGCCAGCTTATGCACTGGGTCGACGGCTACATCAATCCGAAGTTCGCCGAGTGGCACATGGGTTTTCCGAGGGGTCACTTTGACGTAGGCCAGGCCCCAGACGACTATAAGCCGATCAAGTGAGGACGCTATGACCCGCCGAGAGCAACGGATCGCGCGCTTCCGCAAGGCCTGGGGCCGCGACGACCTACGGAAATCCGACGTGGCCCGTGGTGGCCGCTACGTCTACCGGGTGAAGAAGGGCAAGGGCTGGCACTACGTCTACCCCGAGGACCTCCAGCACCACGCCAGGCCGCACAGCGAGCCCGAGCCGCAGACCCACCGCCATGAGCACGGGGACCTGCGCGAAGACCTCAAGGCCGACGAGCTCGCCCGCATGGGCGCGAAGATGGGCGGCGCCAGGCTGGACCGGGAGAACCACGACTCGAAGGGGAACCCGATCCTCGTGCCCGTGCGCGACCCGCACCACGAGTGGAACAGCCTTCGTGAGAAGATCAGCGCGCGGATCGGCAACGTGGGAGACCACCCCGACGCGCTGGCGCGTGAGGCGGACTGGAAGAACGCGGAGGCCTCGACGCCGGCCGATCTCGTGAAGCTGGCCGAGGCCACCGCGCCGCACTACATGGACTGGTGTCGCGGGATTGCCAAGGCCGTTCCGGCGGCCGCGGCCTACGCGGGCGAGGGCGACCAGTACGCCACAAAGACCCTCAAGAGCCTGACGCGAAAGGTGACCTCGAAGGCCGAGCGGCTCGTGGATCGCGGCAGCTTCACCGACCACGCGGCGGCCGTGGCGCACGTCTGCAACGACCAGATCGGGGATTGCCTGCGCGCGTCCCTGCTCGTCGACCACGCCGAGGACGTGAGCAAGATCGTGGCGTCCATGCGGACGCACGCGAAGGCCATCGGCGGGGACGTGCTCGTCGAGAACAAGTGGACGAACGGCGAGCGGGGCGCCTACTGCGCCGTTCACGCCTGGGTGCAGTTCCCCACGCCCGACGGCGGCCACATGCAGGCCGAGCTCCAGATTCACCCGCGCGCCATCCTCGGCGCGAAGGAGAAGATGCACCTCATCTACGACGTGACCCGCGAAAACGACTTCAAGGGGGACCAGCGCGCCTACGACTGGAGCTCGAAGCTGACCTTCGCCGCGGGCATGGCCCGAGTGGCTGGCGCGGAGCACCCGCACACGCGCAACCAGCGCGAGGCCAACGCCCACCACGCCGACCGCGCCGACCTGCACGGCTACCACGCCGAGGAAAGCGCCCACCCCGACGACCGGGCGCTCCACGCGAAGGCGGCCGGTCTACACGCCCAGGCCGCCGCCCAGGCCTCGAACCTGCACGGGGCCGGGCACGCCGAGGCCGAGGCCGCAGCGTTCAGCGCGCGCGCGGCGGGGCAGGTCGCCAACTACGTCCCCGAGCACCGCACCGCGGCCGCCGAGCATGGGAAGGCCGGGCAGGGCGCCGGCCACCAAGACGCGATGGCCGCTCACCAACAGGCGATGGCCGCCCACCTGGCCGGCGACGAGAATGCGGCGGGGCTCTCGCACCGCGCCAAGGCTATGTCCGCGGCCCTGCACTCCCGCGACCACGACACGGCCCACAAGTACGGCGTTCACAACCACAACCGGACGGCCGGGCACCACGACGAGGCCGGGATCAAGCTCAAGGGCCAGGAAGCCCGCGTTCACCGAGACGCGGCCCAGGCCCATCGGGCCGCGGCCCATGCCCACAAGCGAGGCGACGCCCGCGCCGGGTCACTGTCCCGCGCCGCCATCGCGGCCACCGGCCGCGCGGGCCAGCACATCGGGTGATCTCGACTGGACCCCTTGACGGGTGTCCGGTATCCTATGAGTGGAGGTGAACCATGTACTACGTTCTGACTGGCGGCGAGCCGGTCGAGGTCCGCAACGGGAAGGTGTACCACTGGACGCAGGCGGGGCAGAAGGTCGCCGCGCCCAAGCTCTCGGTGAGCGAGGTGGAGAACGACGGCTACGCGCTTCCGGCCGAGAAGGTCCCGGCCGCGGTGAGGGCCTACAACGCCAAGTGCGCCCAGGCCGCCCGCGCCTGACGCGCCCCGCTGGCGCCCCGTGGTAGGATGCCGCCCGTGGACACACCGACCCGAGTAGCCCGAGCTCGGGCCCGCGCGCAGCTTGCCCCGGCCCCTTCCCGTGAGCTCCGCGCCCAGGCCTACCGCGCCTCGCTGGTGAAGGGCGCCGGGCACAAGTACGTCCGGCGCACCCCCAATCCCAACGCCCCCCCGAAATGGCGGTACGACTACCAGCACCGCAACTTCAACGGGCGCGGCTCGGCCGAGAAGGTCGACGCGGTGTCCCGACGCCATATCACCGAGGGCGCGAAGGTCGCAGACGGGAAGGGCGCAGGGCATTGGGAGGTGCGAGAGCTCGAAGGTGGGGGGGTCGAGCTCGTCCACGACGAGACCGGCGAGCGCAAGGCGTTCGACAACGCCTACAGCGCCGCGCGCCACCTCAACGAAGCGCACGCCCCCCTCACGAGCGAGGCCACGAAGGCCCGCCGCGCGCGCCGGGTGCGCGAGTGCAAGATCGCCGCTCGCCAGGCGGCCCAGGCGCACCGAGACTTCGAGAAGGCCCCGTCGGTGAAGGGGCTTCGCAAGTGCGCGGCCGGCTGGGCGGCGGCCCTCAACCTCGCGCGCGCTGGCGCGCTGGATTGGGAGGACCTCTATCGGTGGTTTCCGAGCACCGTCGAGCCGCCCGCCAGCCCCGCGGAACTCGGGCGCGAGCTCGCGGAGCTCCGCGCGGAGATCGCCCTGTTCGGCAGCGCCCGGCCGTGGTCGGCATCCGAGGTGCTCCAGCACCGGCACCCCGACCGGATCAAGAAGGCCGTTCGGTTCCGCTACCTCTACCGCCTGGCCGACGGCCTGGGCGGGGCGTGGCAACAGGACACGCAAGCGGAGGACCGGCACAACAGGTGGCCGCCCGCGTGGAACGGGAAGTACCTCCGCGGCACCTGGGATGGGGTGCCATCGCTTGCGCGAAGTGTCACGAAGCCGCCGACCGCTCGGAAGGTCGCCGCCGCGCTCCGCGGCAGCAACGCCGCAAAGGACATCGGCCGCAACACTTGGATCGTCGTCGGCGCCAACTTCGAGAAGCTCCCCGACGACGCCACGGATCACGAGCGGGAGGTGGCCCGGCTGGCCCGCGAGCTCATGGCCCAGCACAAGGGCTACATCGCCGGGGTGGACGTGTCGGAGTCCCTGCCGACGGGTGAGTATGAGCTCGGCGCCGCCGCCCGAGCGTTGCACATCGACTCGACGGTCCCCGTCGAGAAGATGCGGCCCGAGGCGCTGGCGCCGCCGGCGCCTGTGACGCTCGCCGCCTTGTTCGAGACGGCCCAGGAGAAGCGGCGAACGCTCGGGGTGGACGATACGCCGCTTGAATGGCCCCCCGGCGCAGACCCTCAGATGGCAGTCGGGGAGCTCATCGGGGCCCGAGGCATGGTCACCATGCCGACGAGCATGGCTATCGCGGCCCTCAACGCAGGTCGCGCCCAGGCCGCCGAGCAGGTGCGCGCGAAGCACGCGCAGTCCTGGGCGCCGGTCCAGGCGAAGATCGCCGCCGCGCTCGCCGCGGTGGGCGAGCTCCCCGGCACGAAGGCCGATCACCTGACAGACGCGCTCATCGAGCAGACGGGGCTATCACGGGCCGAGGTGGCCACGGCCGCGGCCTACGCCAAGGCCGAAACGCGAGTAGTCGCGGGGCGGGTCGGCCGGCTCGAAGGTGAAGCGTCGGAGGTCTACTCGAAGCTCTATCACGGCGAAATGAAGGAGGCCGGGGCCGCCGTCGAAGAAGCCTTGACTGAGGATCACGAGTGGATGCTCAAACAGGATCCCGTCGCGACGTTATGGATGGTGGCGCCCATGCTCAAGACGGACAACGGCGGCCCTCTGTCCAAGGCCCTCGGGCCTGAGATCGCCCAGCGGGCGACAGCGGCCTACGACGCCGGCCTGGCGGCGCGCGACCGGGAGGTGAAGGCTCGCAAGGCCTCGCGCGAGGCCCGTGTAGGGCCCAGCGAGGCCCGCAAGGTGTGGGCCGAGTGGTTCCCCGGCGAGAAGATGCCGAAGCCCGAGGCCTGGCGGCTCGACGGGGCCCAGGCCGACGCCTTGGGTCTCGACGCCGCGGCGATGCGCGAGGTGAGGCGCCGCGTGCGCGAGAAGGCATCGAGTGAGGACCTCGCGCATATCCGCGAAGCCCTCGGGATCAAGGGCGACCCGGCGGCCGGCCTGGCCAGCCTCGACACGGGCACACCGGAGCAGGTGCGCGCCTCGTGGCGCACGGGCGCTGGGGTCAAGAAGACCCCCGAAGAATTCCGCGCCGAGCCACTAGACCGATTCCAGAGCTACGACACGCAGACGGACCCTGGGAGGTTGGCGCACCTGTTCGCCAACGTGGCGCAGTCGGTCGTCCCCCGGAACGTGCGGATCGACTTGTACCGGGGTGAATTCCGAGCGCACGCCGGGCACGAGGGCATCATCCGGCAGGACATGGGCCCGGCTGGAGCCGTGAACGCAAGAACGCTGTGGCACGAGTACGGACATCAAATCGAGTTCGGAAACAAGGCCATCGGTGCGGCAACTAAGGCCATGCTCCGCGAGCGATGCGCTGGCGAATCAGCGACCCACCTCGGCGCCGGGTATGAGGCCTACGAGGTGGCCTACGAGGACGAGTTCGCGAGCCGGTACACCGCGAAGCACTACGACCACGTTGGAACCTCAGAGGTGTTGAGCATGGGCATTGACGCCTACCTTCACGACCCGGCCGAGCTCCAACGGGACGATCCCATGCTCTTTGGCTTCGTGCTGGCCGTCGTCTCGGGAGCGTTCGGCCCCGCCACGGGTCACTTCAAGGCCAGGTCGTGAGGTTCCGCGCGACGGTCACCGCCCCAGGCGGCGGGGAGCCCCACGAGTTCGCCGCCGGCGAGGGTCTCACCATGACCCCGAGCCCCGAGACCGTGGGCCTGTGGGTGGGCCGCGTTCAACACCGTTCAGGCCGGATGCCTGGGGCCTACCGAGGCTTCGACCCCGAGGACCCGCGCCAGGTGGCCGACGCGGCCGACTTCCTTCGGTGGAAGGGCTGGCGCGTCGAGGTCCACGAGGACACGGTTCCGCTTCTCCCGAAGCCCCCCGGCTTCGACAGGCGCCCCGAGGCCGAGCGCCCGGCCGGTGAAGGCTTCACGCTGGCCGAACTCGGCCAGTCGCACCTTGCGGGCGAGCTCGCAGCCGAGCGAGTCGCCGCGGCGCGCGCCGAGCTCGCGCAGCCTGCGGCCAACTTGGCGAAGGCCCACCCCATCGGGCCGCCACCCAAGCGCAACAGAAAGACCTACCCGTACCAGGGGACCATTACCTATGCGGGGATCATCCCGATCCGCGTAGAGAACCGGGCCGGGTCGATGCGCCGCGGCGTGGACGGCGACGGGCGCAAGTGGGCCACGAAGATGCACGACCACTACGGGGAGGTCGTCGGCACCCTGGGCGTGGATGGTGACCCCGTGGACGTGTTCGTCGGGCCGCTGGAGCACGCACCCTGGGCGTATGTAGTCCATGCCACCGACCCCCGCACGGGGCGCTACGACGAGTGCAAGATCATGATGGGCTATGGCACCAAGCGAGAGGCGGCGGCGGCCTTCCGGGGGCACTACGACGGGCCCGGCTTCTACGGGGCGATCCGCAAGGTGGCGTTGACGGAACTTCTCGCGTGGCTTCGTGATCCGAAGAATCGAGGTCAAAAGGTCACGGCCGGTTCCGCACTTTCAAAGGGCTGTGAGGTAGAGTCCCCCGGCGAGGGTCGAGCCGCCCGCGCAGAACGCGCGCAGAAGCGCGCCCACACGCAGGCCGCGCCGAAGCGCGGGGAGGGGTAGCCGTGGCGAGGTGGTGGGAGCGAGTCGGGGAGAGCGCCGGGGCGGCGCTGGGTGACGGCCTGGCCGCGATGGGCGAGGGCATGGCCGCGGTGAATGAGGGCATGAGCAAGGCCCGCCGCCGAGACTCCGCGCAGACGGCAGAGAGCAAGGGCCAGGACACCGCCGCGGCGCGCGCGGTGGCCACGCCCAGGCGCGGCGGACTCGCAGAAGCGAGGGCCGCAGGGGGGAAGGGCGCAGGCCTGGAAGGGATCTTCACCGATCCCGAGCTCGAACTATTCATGACGCGCACGCCGGGCGGGGACTACGCCGAGCGGCCGAGCGGCGTCGCGTGGGACGTGTTGAGGCGCATGGCGAAGACGCCGCCCATCGCGGCCGTCGGAAACACCATGTGCGATGGACTCGCCGAGTTCTGCACGCCCAGCGACAATCGACACCTGCCCGGCTTCCGCCTCCGCGTCCGCGGGAAGGATGCGCGGTACAGCCCCTCGAAGGCCGAGCGGGGGGCGCTCGACGAGGCGCAGGCGTTCCTCTACAACTGCGGCAACGTGGGCGACGTGGCCGAGCTCGTCCACCGGCCGACCCTCGAACAGTGCGTGCGCGCCGGCTTCTGGGATTCGTTCCGGTTTGACCAGTTCTGCGCCCAGGTAGAGCCGGCCGCGGGCTGGCGCCCAGGTGGCCGCTTCGAGGCGCACCGCTTCTATGCCTGGCCTGGCCACACGATGCGGCTCGCCATGCCGCCAGAGGACGGGTCTCGGCTCGCCGACGACGACTTCAAGGCAACGCGGTACGTCCAGATCGACCGCCACGATCAGGTGGTGGGATCGTTCAACGGCCAGCAGATGCTTTGGGGCACGATGCGCCCCATGACCGACATCGAGAACGCCGGCTATGGGTACTCGGTGTTGGAGCAGTTGGTAGACGTGCTCGCCGGGTGGTTATACGGCTACGGGTACAACAAAGCGTACTTCAAACAGGGCGCCAACGTGCGCGGCATCCTGCAATTCGACACCGAGCCGCCGGCGAAGCAACAGCGCCGTTTCGAGCGGTACTTTCACGCGCTGGTGTCGGGTGTTGGCAACGCACACAAGGTTCCTATCGCGTGGGGCGCGAAAGCTCAGTGGATCGGTCTCGGGCAGACGAACAAAGACATGGAGTTCAACCAGTGGATGGATTTTCTGACGAAGCTCCTATGTGCGATCTGCGGCATCGATCCCGCTGAAATCAACTTCACATACGGGAACAGCGGCCAGGGCTCCGCGATGGGCACGGCCTCGGCCGCAGAGAAGATCGAAGTGAGCCGCAACCGTTGGCTACGCCCCCGCGTGCGGAGCCTGTTCGAGTGGCTCAACAAGTGGGTAGTTTGGACCCGCTGGCCCGAGCTCGAAGCCGTCCCGACGGGGCTCAACGAGCGGAGCGAAGAAGCGGAGCAGGAGCGTTTGCTCAAGCTCGTGGAGAAGACGCACCACGTTGACGAGGTGCGCGCCATGATGGGCGACGGCCCGCTCCCGAAGAAGGACGCCCAGGAGACCCCCGGCGGCGTGATTCTAAATCAGGTGTGGCAGCAGGCCACCGCGCCCCAGCCCGAGGGCATGGGCGGCCCAGAGGGCGAGGGCGGCCCCGAGGGCGGCCCCGAGGGCGAAGGCCAGGGGGACGCCAGCGACGAAGACGTTGCGAACGCCGAAGAAGCCTTGTTCGGTGGCGCCAAGGGCAAGCCCGACGACGGCGACGGCGACGGCGACGGCGACCCCTTCGACGAGAGCAAACTTGCAAAGAGCTTCGAGACGCGCCAGGCCAGAGCGGCCCGTGGTAGAGTGCGGGCGCGCGTGCAATTGAGACCACGGGAGGACTGACCATATGAGCCACGCTTCGACCTTCGCCAACCCCTCGGATGCCGCCGCACAAGGCATCCTGAACGACTTGCGTTACCGGCCCTACGTCGTGCGCGAGGAAACGCCCGTCGCGAACCGCGTCGAGCGGGTCATGCGCGCGCTGGTGCCGGGCCGCATCGTCGGCGCCGACTCGTGGATCCGCACCGGCGGCGGGAACGTCACCACCGCGGACGTGCGTATCAACGGCGCCACCGTCATCGCGGCCGTCATGAGCCACGACGGCGCCACCGACGCCGAGCTCATCGAGGCCGCGCTCAAGACCGACCACGCGGACTACGACGCCACCGACAAGGTGATCAAGTTCGACGCCGGCGACGTGATCAGCGTCGTGTGGACCGCCCTCGGGGCTGGCGCCGCCGGTGGCCAGGTTCAGGTCAACGTCCAGTTCTAGCGGCTGGCGAGGCCATCAACACGGGTGAGCCGCCCCCGGCTGGCGGCCGGGAGGCGGGACCTTGGCCCTTGACCTGATCATGGACGTGAACGTCACGGCGGCCAGCCGCCAGTCGGGCACGTCCGCGACGGCCGACGCCGAACGGGGCTTTGCCCCGGCGCGGCGCATCCGGCAGACGGTCTCCACCCTCACGCGATCCGCCTTGCACGCACCGTTCGAGGTCGCAGCGGCCGAGAACCGGCAGATCGACTTGGGCAGCCTCACCGATCCGCGCTTCCTGTTCGTGGTGGTCTACAGCGGCACGATCAAGGTTCGCACGTCCGGCGTCGCCGGCGAGGCCCTCTCCGTCTCCCCACCCGCCACCGGGCAGGTGGGTTTGTTCCTGATCACGGCGCCCGCGACGGGGCTGTGGCTGGAGAATGCGGGGACCGACCCCGTGCTGTGCGAGGTACTCGCCGCCGGCCTGGAGTAGCCGCCGGTGGAGCCTCTCACCCTCACCGTGGACGCCGCCCCCGGCGAGCTCGCCGCCCGGCTCCCCGAGGTGGTCGCGGCACTCCTGCGCACCGACCCCACGTCTACCCCGCGCATGGTCCGCGAGGCCACCGAGGCGCTCCACAAGGCGCAGTCGGAACCGGACTGGTGGCGGTGGCCCGTCGGCGCCGCCCTGACCGCTGCGGCCCGCGACGTGGCCATGAAGCGGGCCGAGCGGGTCAAGCGGCGGGTCTTCGAGGTGCTGGGGGTGCCCGAGCTCCAGAAGTCCGCCGCAGACGACCTGTGGCTCACCCCTGAGCGCCTGGCGCGGCTCCAGGCCGCGATCCGTGACGAGCACCTGGCGCTGGCCGTGGAGCTCTACGGCCCGACGGTGATCCCGGCCGACGAGCTCGCGCGGCTGCGGCTCGAAGGCGTGCTCACCGACTTGGACATCGAAGAAGCGCGCGGCCTGGGCGTGTTGGGCGTTGGCGTCCCCCTCGGCCACGGCATCCACGCCGACGAAGCCGCCGGTGAGCTCACCGCAGAAGAAGCCCGCGACTTGGCCGAAGACCTGGCCGCGACGTGGGACGGGTGGGACGACGAGCCCGAGCCCGAGCCCGAGCCCGGTGCAGACCCGCCGCCCCCGCCGGCTGACCCTCCCGCGGGTGTGGCCCCAGCGGCCCCCGCGGCGCCGGCGGGGGCACCTCTTACCGAGCGCCAGCGGGCGGCCCAGGCGGCCCGGCTGCGCGGAGGTGCGCAGATCGTCGGGCTGGGGAACCGGGTGGCCGCGGACCTGACGACCGTCGCTATCGACTCCACGGGGCCCGAGGCGCAGAAGCGCCGGCGGGCGGTGGCCGAGGCCATCGCCCAGGGCATCGAGACGGGCGCCAGCCGCTCAGACATTCGGCACGCGGTCGCGATGGCCCTCGGCGGGGACTACGCGCGCGACCTCGACCGCATCGTCAAGACCGAGCTCCACGCGGACATGCAGACCGGCCAGCGCGACGCCCTGCTCCACGAGGAAGGGCCCGACGTGCGCGTCGCGGTGACCCTCTCGCCGGGCGCGTGCCGCAACTGCCGGCGCCTGTACGGCGGCCAGTCGTTCAAGGCGGCCGACCTGCCCCTCCCCTCGGTCAACTTCCGGGTGAAGGCGGCCGACCGGGTGGCGTGCGTGCCGCCCGCGCACCCCAATTGCCAGTGCCATATGCGGTGGTTGCCGATGCGGTGGGGCGTGGATTCCGAGGGCCGGCCCGTGCCGCCCTCGAAGCTGGAAAAGAGTATCGAGCCGCGGCCGCGCTTCGTGCGGCGGCATAGGCCCAAGTGAGGACCCCGATGGACCCGTTCGACACCCGAAGCCTTCGGTTCACCCGCCCCCTCCCGGTCGAGCTCACAAAGGGCATGGAGCCCGGCGATGAGTTCGTCCCGGTCTCGAAGTACCTCGGCGTGCTCCTGTGGGTCGGCCAGTCGGGCGAGCTCGTGAAGGGCGCCGGGCACAAGTACCTTCGGCGGGTGCCGGACGGGCGCGGCGGCTGGCGCTACTTCTACAACGTGGCCGGCGGCGGCGGCCTCGGCCACCACGACGAAATGCAGGCCGGCGCGAAGTTCAAGCTCGCGCACAACGGCCAGGCGGGGCACTTCGAGGTCCACGAGGATCACGGGGATCGCGTCACCATCCGGCACGACGAGAGCGGCCACGAGACGCGCGTCTCGAAGAAGGCGCTCCGCGCCATGCTCCACAAAGAGCACGCCCAGGCCGTCACGGCGCACACCGCGAAGGTCAAAGAGGATCTCGCCGCGGTGGCGAAGCACGGGACGGCGGGGCAGAAGAAGCGGCTACAGGCCCGCGCGGACAAGTACGGCCACACCCGGCACCTGCTCCGCGAGCAGGAGAAGCACGGGAAGACCGCCGAGGGTCACACCCGCAGCGGGCGGGAGATCCCCCACGTCGACTCCCACGGCGACGAGCGCGACGAGGCGACCGAGGATTGGGGCCAGGAGGACCACGACGACGCCGCGCGCCACCACGCCGCGGCTGCGCGCGGCGCCGGCGCCGGCGCCGCCCACGTCAAGGCCGCCCACCTGGCCGCCGCCGCCCACCACCGCGAGGCCGCGTCCACGGTCCCGATCAAGAAGCTCGACGAAGACGAGCGGGACCTTGCGCTCGACGTGATCGGCCGGCTGCGCCGCGAGATCGGGAAGCTCAAGAGCGGGCTCGAAGCCGGCGCGAAGGAAGAACAGCGGTTCGGCGGGCACTCGGTGTTCCGCACTCACCACGGGATGCACTCGTTCACGGCGCCCACCGGGGCCGACAAGGGCAAGATCGCGGAGGCCTGGATCACGTCGCACCTTGAGCGCGTCGGGCACGAGGCCATGAAGGAGGCCGCCGACAAGCACTATGGCGGCGAGAACGAAGACGCCCCCCACGAGCACGGCATCCCCGAGAACGTACTTCGCGCCGTCCGCGCCACGCTGCGCCCCGAGGTGGTGAGCGCCTGGAGCATGGGCGGTATCAAGCTCATGGACGACGGCCAGGCGCAGAAGAAGGCCGCAGCGGCGGCCAGCGCCACCGGGAAGCAGGCCGTGGCCGACAAGGCCAAGCGCGCCGAGGCGAAGAAGGCCCGCGCGGCCGAGAAGAAGGCCGCCCGCGCCGAGAAGGCGCGCGCCGAGGCGAAGCCCGAGGACGACCCGAAGCGGGGCCCCGACGGCGAGCTCACCGAGAAGGAGAAGGAACAGCGCCGCGAGAACGCGCGGCGCCGCAAGGGGACCGGGAAGCCCGACGAGCCGAAGAAGGGCCGCGCCCCGGCCTTCGACAATGAGACCTGGGCGAAGAAGTACGGGAAGCACGCGGAGAACGTCGAGGTCGTCGGCGGGCACATGACCGTATGGCAGATGGGCCAGAGCGGGAGCATGGGCACCCGCGGAAACTGGTACGTCACCGCGCCCAACGGGAAGAACGTCGGCCGGGCGGCCAGCGCGGAGAAGGCGCGGGAGGTGGCCGAGCAGAAGGCCGCTCAGCACAAGCCGCTCGGCGCTGGCGAGGTGCTGGACGAGATCCGCAAGCGCGGGGGCCACGGCATCGCGGACGGGATGCACGCGGACGCGAAGGAACGCACCGAGGGCCACTACACCGCCACGACGCACACCGGGAAGAAGATCCCCAAGGGCGGCCCAGGCGAGCACACCGAGGGCTGGAGCTCCGCGGAGCACTCCAGCGCGGCGGCCTGGCACAAGAAGCAGGAGGACGCCAAGCGAGCGGACCCGCGTTCAAGCCTCGAAGACGCGAACCACCACGGCCGCATGGCCGAAGCGCACCTCGGGGCCTACACGGCGATCCACGAGGGGCGGACGAAGGCGCGGAAGGCGAAGGACTTGGCCGCGCTCAAGGCCGACCCGAAGGCGAGGTTCCACGACGCCCTTGCGTCGACCGGGTACGGCCCCGGCGGCCGGGGCTATGAGGCCGTGCGGGACTACATCGGCCTCGCCAACAGCCCCGAGGAAGCGGGCACCCTGGCGGCCGCCCTCGACTACTCGGGAGAGGCGGGCGCGCGTAGCTTCGAGGCCCTGGCGGCCCGAGCTCTCAAGGTGTCCCCGGCCGAGCTCGTGACGCGCAAGCGCGCCCACGCAGCGGCCGGCGCGGCCGCCGGCGGCGCCAAGGGCGACGAGCCGAAGCGGGTCGGCGGGGAGCTCACCGAGAAGGAGAAGGAGCAGCGGCGGGAGAACGCGCGCCGGCGGCGCAAGTTCACCCCCATCGACCCGAAGAAGGCCGCAGTCCCCGAGCACCTCCGCGCGGGGACTGCGGCGCAGGTGGGCGAGAACATCGCGGCGAACGCCAAGCTCGCCAGCACCGACGACGAGCGACAGAACGTCCGCGATCACGTCTCGCGGCTACTCGCCGCGGGGACGATCACGTCCGAAGCCGGGGAGCGGGCGTACCTGGCCGCTGGGCTGACGAAGGACGGCGGATTCAAGGCGGCCGAGCCCGCCCCCAAGGCCGAGCCCGCCCCCAAGGGGCGGGAGGCCCGCCAGGCCGAACACAAGCGCCGAGGCGGCGAGGCGGCGACCGCTCACCAGGCGGTCGCCGACCACCAGAGCGCGTGGATCAAAGAGCAGGGCGGGTCCGCCAAGTTGCGCGAGCGCGGCATCCGGCGCATGGACCAGATCCCGGTGCCGGACGAGCTCAAGATGAAGCGCCAGAAGGCGCGGGATGCCGTTGCGGCGCACCACCACGAGAACGGCGGCGCGGGCGGCTTCACGGCCGCGGCGATCAACGACGCGACCGCCTTTATCAAGCGCAGCGAGGCCAGCGGCGGCAACTTCGAGGTGCTCAAGTGGGCCCGCGCGGTGTTGTCGCAGATCAAGGCGGCCGGCCCCAACGCCGTGCGCGACACCCCCCCGCACCCCGGCAAGGGGAGCGCCACCGCGACCGCAGAGAAGTTCCTCGCCCGGCTGCGCGACCAGAACAGCCATTGGGGCGGAGACGACCGCAACGACGTGGGCGATGCCATCGTGAAGGAGGGCCGAAACAAGCGGACGGGGGCCGCGGAGCACGTCGTCAACTTCACGACCCGCCGCGGCCGCGAGGACCACCAGCGGCTCGGGGCCATCGCGACCGGCTTCGGCGGCCAGATGGTGCGGCGCAAGGGCTTCGTGTTCGCCACGCCTGAGAAGGCGCGCGCCTTCGCGGAGGCGCACGCCATCCACCACGGCACGGGCTCGCCCTACAGCGCCAGCAAGGCGGCCCAGGAGCCCGAGGGCGGCAAGCGGGGGCCCGGCGGTGAGCTCACCCCCGACGAGCTCGCCCAGCGCCGGGAGAACGCCGCGAAGCGCAAGGGGACGGGAAAGCCCGACGACGCGCCCAAGGCGAAGCCGAAGAAGGCCGACGAGCCCAAGGCGAAGCACCACCACGACGGTTGGCCCGAGGACCAGTACCAGCGCGCGCAGGCCTTCCGGCGCGCGCTCTATGAGGGCCCGATCAAGCTCGGGAACGGCGGCCAGGTGGAGACCACCGACACGGGAGTCAAGGTCACGCACCCCGACGGGCGTGAACACGAGATGCGCGTCCCCAGGATCGACCGCGACAACACGGCGATTGAGGCCGCGGAGAACGGCGGGCCCGTGATCGCGGCGCCCCTGGGCAGGATGGAGGGCTACACCGCGAAGGCCGACGGCCTCCCGGTGGGGGGCCGCGCTCACATCGCGTACAACAAGGGCCAGGACGCCCTCGCCAAGCTCCACGCGCACGCCAGCGCACGGGCCCGCGGTGAGAAGGTGGACGCCGGCGAGCTCCACGACGCGGCCGAGGCCGTCACGCGACACGCCCAGGCCGTCGAGGCGGCCCACACCCGCCGCGGGAAGCCGCGGGACGCGGCCCTGCGGAAGCGCGGAAGTCTGATCGCGCAGCGAGACGCCGTGCTCTCCAGCGCCCAGGATGCCGTCGCGTTCCACGGCCAAGGCAAGCCCGACCCCGAGGCCTTCCACGCCTGGGCCAAGGACAAGAGCCCCGAGAAGCTCGTAGACCTGGCCGCGAAGGTCACCGGGGAGGGCGGGCACCCCGCCGCAACTGAGCTCGCCTTCGGCAAGGTGCCGGCGCACGACATCGTGCGCGCCGCGATGGACAGCATCGGCAAGACCGGCTCTCGTGCCCGAAGCATCCCCGCCACCATGCGGCGCGCGGTCCATGCCCTCGGCCACCTGGCGGGGGAGCACCGCGGACACGAGAGCATGGCCCTCGGCGCGGCCTGGACCGACCTTCCCGACGCGGTGTTGGAGGGGATCAAGACCCGAGGCCGCACCGCAGACGGCAAAGACTGGCACCCCAACGGCCAGCGGAAGCGCGCCGCGGAGAACGCCGTCGGTGAGCTCCGCGCCCGCGACAACGCCGCCCAGCGGCTCGGCGTGCCCCGTGTCGAGGTTCAGCCGAAGGTGGGGGTCAACGGCACCGAGCTCAGTCACTTGGCGGCGGGCATGAGCGACCTTCGCAAGCGGGCCAGCGCCGGCGACAAGCACGCGGAGGGCGAGATCAAGATGCGCGGCATGGCCGCCGATCTCCTGGGCCACGGGAAGCACGTCCTCGACTCCCTGCACGACCACGGCGGCGTGCATGAGGTGTTCGGCGGCGACCACGAACACATCAAAGCGCCGGACGGGAGCACCTACCGCCGGAACACGGGCCACGCCGGCGAGACGACGTGGAAGAAGGTCGGCGCGGACGGCACGACCGGCGAGTCGTGGAACCGCGGGGCGAGCCGCGCGGCTCTCGAAAAGCAGCACGGCACCGACGGGTGGGGCGACGCCAACGAGACGAAAGAGCAGGCCCACGGCCGGCTACTGGCCGACCTGAGCACGCAAGCCGGGCAGACGAGGCGGACGCCTGGGCGAAAGGAGCTCAGCGGGTACGACAAGACGGGGATCGCGATCCGCCAGCACCTCGAAGGCTCGAAGCTCATCGAGCACGACGAGCACGGCCCCGTGTCGCTCGGCCAGGTGGCCGAGGTCATGGACCGGCACCAGAACGTCGCGGAGGCCGGCTCGAAGCGCGACAACATCCCCTCGCCCAACTGGCCGGCGAAGCTCTCCGACGAGCGCCTGGGCGAGATCGTGAAGCACCGCAACGAGCCCGGTCTACACGACCGCTTCCACCGGGAGCAGACCGCGCGCGCCGATCACGAGCTCCACCAGGGCGACCACGGCGATCACGAGGCGGCGAAGTCCGGTAACGGCTGGACGGTCAAGAAGGGCGGAAAGCACACCGGGATCAAGGCCGACACGAAGGGCGAAGCCCTGCACGCGGCCGGGATGCTCCACCGAGGGGACTCGGGCGAGGACGTAGAGCACGCCCTCGCCACGGGCACGGCGAAGCGCGCGGTGGGCGTCTACAAGGAACGCCGGCGCCAGGCCGCCGCGGGGGCCGACGCGGCCAGCCTGCACGCCATGACGCAGGCGACGGCGCCCGCCGCCGGTGAGTTCAACGTCGAGGCGAAGCCGCACACGACCCGAGCGAAGGCGGCCGCCCGCATGGCGAAGTTCGCCAGCACCGAGGATGATCGCGTCAACTTGCAGAGCTACCATGTGAAGGATGGGCACGCCACCGCGACGGACGGGCACCGCCTGGCCAGTATCCCCGTGAAGGGTGACCACGAGGACGGGGCGACCTACCGAGCTCACGGCGACGCGGTGCCGAAGCACATCGAGGGCGACGCCGAGAAGGTGGCCGCGTGGCACAAGGGCTGGGGCCGAGGCTCGCAGAGCGACGTGAACTTCCCCGACTACACGCAGGTCACGCCCAAGGGGCACCCCCACGTCGATCACGTCGATGCGAAGCACCTCACGACCGCACTTCGGATGCTCAAGCCGCACATGGACGGGAAGGTCCCCCACATGCGCCTTGAACGGAAGGACGGGAAGCTCTACGCCACCGCCGACGTGGGCCACGCGGTAGACGGCGGCGTGGCACGCATCCACCTGGGCGACACCTCGCACCCTGACGGGCAGGTGGGCATCAATCACAAGTACCTCTCCGACGCGACGCAGGGCGCAAAGGGCACGGTCCAGATCAAGACCGGGAGCATGAAGCCCCGAGCCGACGACAGCGACCACGGCCTCGCGCCGATGGCCGTACACCGCGAGGACGGCGAGAAGCACATCATCATGCCGCTGCGCGTGTGACGGTGGACGAACCGCGTTCAATCCGGTGCGGCTCGTGTGGCCACACCATCGGGGCTCACCAGGGCGGCCGGCTCAAGTTGCGCGTGCGTGTCCTGGCGTTCGGGCCGGACGGCGCCGCGAAGGCCCCGTGCCCGCGCTGTAAGCGCGACACGCCGGTTCCGGTGGAGCTCGCCCCCGAGTACCGGCCGGCAGCCCTCAACCGCCA